ATCGAAAATGGTATGGGTGGTTTGATGTATTCCAACTAAACAATTAAATTTAATTTAGCCACTTATTATAAATGTTTTGGCAACTCATTTTTTTAGCAGCTTTCGTTTTTATAATAACGTACGATCCAAAATCAGGTACTTTGAATCACCTCGTCGACTCTAAACAACAACAACCCGCTCAAAATGCGGAGTGTAAAGAGGGACATTACCAGGAGATTCAATTTGCTCAACAAGGATACGAGTGTCCTCAAGAAAAGCGTGTTCATATGGGTGCGATTATATGAACTTAAAAACATGATTGATACTTTTAGTATAATATGTTCACGTTCGATAGAGAAACCGGTATAATAGTCGCTGTGATAGTATGTGTAATTGCATCAGTTTACATGTATAAAGAACTCAAAACAGCTAAAAAGGACCTCGAAGAAGTTAAAGGGTTCAATGGAAAACTCACAAGTTTTTTATCCAGACCACAACCTCCACAACCTCCACAAACCGTCTCTTTTTGTAAAAAAGAAGACGTAAAAGAAACCCAAGTTGAAGAAGAAATTGAGGAAATTGAAGTTAGTGAAGAAGATTCCCTAAAATAATCATCTCGCTCAATTATAACTTGCTAATGAGCAATGAAAAAATACAAAGCTATAGCTATTCCTGTAACGTTTACGGGTGATAAACCAAAGTTTCTCACTGTCCGGGATCGACGGTTCAAAGATTGGATATTCGTCACCGGAGGGTGTAGGCGAAGAGAAATACCAAACCCACTAAGGACCGCTTTGAGAGAACTCGAAGAAGAAACCAGGGGGGTCGTTTCTCTCAAAAAAGGAGAATACACAGACTATAAGTTTACGGTAAAAGAGAGTCCGGGTGTTGAACTTGAATATAACGTGTTTATATTCTTTGTAAACTACACAAACCAAGAACAATCCGAACTCGTTCGAAAATTTAACGAAGAAAAACAAAAAACAAATATGAAAAAACTACAAAAACAACCCATCAAGAGAACACACGACGAAAACGATTTTATGAGTTTTGAAACACTCACGGAGTTTAATACGAAAAAACAATGGGATAGAATAGTTAAAAACGTTCTGAATAACCCCGAATTTTACGCGTGTGTGACTTCTCTCAATAGAAAAACCTTTTCTATAAAGTAAAGTAAAGTGAATAATGAAGTCGAAAGCTTATATTCTTCATCAGATAAAAGAACTTCTCGTAGATAAACACGGGTATACACCCAAAAGGGCGGAAAAATACGTCGAAAATCACGTAGAAGATAAAGTATACGAACTTCTAGTATTAAAAAAGTCTTTATCCGAACAGGAAGAGTACCCGGAAGTATCGTATAGAAGGTCTATATGGCACCACGAGTACGATGACGAGTGTGATGAAGACTAAATAACTAATACAATATAAAAAAATAAATCTAATAATTGGTAAGTATGTTTAAACAATGGTGTAGAGAACAAGGATTCTCTAACGGATCCAATTTATCACATGTGCTCATGGACGGTGGTGTCCTTTCCGTGCCATTTGATAGATTGAACGATTTTTACGAAAAGTATGTCGAAGCATACAACTCAGGTGAAAAGATATTCGTCGTCGAACAAAAAACAGAAAATTATAACTTTTTCGTCGATCTCGATTATAAAGACGAAGATGAAATGACATTTAGTGAAGTCGAAAGTGTGTGTAAAGTAATATGTGATAAGGTAAAAAAGTTTGGTGGTAAAGAAGCACTCATTTCTGTAGCGGCACCCAAACCAGCAGGACACCTCATAAAAACGGGTATACACATAAATTGGCCAGGGTTCGTCGTTGATAGATCTTCCGCTATCGCTCTAAGACAACATATCATTAATACACTCAATTTGGCGTATGGTTCGAAACAGTGGGATGATATAGTAGACGCTTCCGTATATGGGAGTTCACAAAGAAAAACAAAGGGGAGTGGGTTTCGAATGCCATGGTCACACAAAAAAGGTAAACACGAAGCGTGTTCCGGACAAGGGTGTACTTTGTGTAACGATACGGGTAAAGAAGTTCAGGGTGAATACAGACCCATTTTTATTTACAGGTGTGGACCTTTTAGCATGTTAGAAGCGATTGAAGGTCACATCGCGAATACCAAAATTATGCACATGGCTACACTTCGTACCGAAAGATCAGACCCAGTCACCATAGAAGGTGCAACTGTAAAAAAAGAAGGTGAGTTTACAGCTAATCAGTTAAAAAACGAATTCAAAGATCAAGAAGCTCTATTAAACATAGAACAGTTCATAAGAAAACACCTCGAAGGTCAAAGTATGGCTAAGATTACTAAAATATACGAACACAAAAACCAGTTTCTCGTGTCTACGACGTCACACTACTGTGAAAATCTCAGAAGGTCACACAACTCAAACCATGTATGGTTCAGTATATCTAACGGAAACATATCACAAAAGTGTTTCTGTAACTGTGAAACCATGAAAGGAAGATTTTACGGGTTCTGTAAAGATTTTACAGGGAGAAGACACGAATTACCACCGTCTATACTCGATAAACTCTACAAAGACGGTAAAATAGATAAATACGTCGAAAGAAAAACAAAAAAGACAGAAAATACAGGTAATAAAAACCCAGAAGAAGTTAAAACACTTCTCAGTACATTCATAAAAAAACACGTTATCAAAAATAAGGATGTACACATAACAAATATAGAAAAAAAGAAGGTAAAACTCTTTTCAGTATCGAGCTCGTATACTTGCGAAGATTGTCTCACGAAAAATGTACCGTTTCAAATTTTAAACGGTAAACTCGAACAAAAGTGTGAGTGTAGAACGCGCATACATGTTCTCACAGATAAAATACTCACTAAATTATAGAATAATGTTACCTGTACTATTATTAGTTCTAGTCGTATACGTTACATCTTCTTTAATTAGACCAAAAATGGATACGGATAAAATACAGAGTCTCGTCAAAGAATCTATAAAGTATTCGGGTATAAACCAAAGTGCTTACAAAGATTTTTTAGTCAATATTAACATGGCTATAGAGTATAACGAGAACGTCGAATCGTCTAAAAAGTTTTTACACAGAGCAGTAAATAATCTCGATGAAATAAGTCTCAGTTCCGTTGCCGGTGATACAGGTGTACAGGAAGAAATAGACGTTTTAACGATTAAACTACTCGCTTATTTCAATGAACTACACGTAAGAAACGAAATACAGCGAGTAAAATACTTAAAAGAATTGTCTAATTATAAGTTATAATGAACACAAGAACGCGTTCGGGTAGATTATCTAAAGTTCCAGAAAGATTAGAACTCTTCGAAGAAGTCGAAGATGATTACAAAGAAGATGAGTATGACTCAGATGTAGATCTCTTAGAAACAGATGACGAGGATTTCTTAGAAGATGACGAAGACGAAGACGAAGAGTACGAAGATGACTCAGACGCCGACGAAAATGGTAATCTCAAGGATTTTGTAGTAGACGACGATGACGAAGACGACGAAGACTATTCTGAAGAAGAGGAAGAAGAAAGTGAAAGTGAAAGTGAAAGTGAGTAATAATGAGCTTAAAAAAATAGAATTATCTTTATATAATGGAAGCCGAAGTTGGTACACCCATAGAATATAACGCCAGAGAGTTTGATATGAACCTTAACGATAAAAATGATGAAGAGGATATAGAAAATAACGAAGATAAAGAATACTATGCACCACCACCTCACCACTATTATCATCAACCACCACCAGATTTCATGCTACAACAACAAGCACAAACACAAAAATCGAAAGACGATATATTTGCAAATTTAGATAAAACGGGGTATATAATAATATTTGTCGCATTTTTGTTAGGGTTTTTCATGGGTAAGACCATGCAACCCGTCATTCTTAGGCCTGGATAGATTTACCTTTTATCCATAAATAATCGGAAGGTGTTTGACGACCTTCAAAATCACCCATAGGACCTTCGAGTGGTTCAGTAAAATAAGCTCTACTGACTATAAGTGGATCTTTGGTATTGTCGTTAATTACATCGGATGCTGTAACCAAAACCTCATCTAAATCGTTATTATCTGATTTATTTTTTTGATTTTTTCTATACCATCTCAAAAATAAATTAATCAAAATAAGAATGGTGACTATGTTTATTAAAAGTCTACGTGATATAGTCAACATACTTACATTTAGTGTATAAATTTTATTTTACGGTTC